TGCTGTTTCCTTGCCAGAAACGATTGCAGAGAATTGGCCGGTGATTTTGTTGTTTGAGATGGTCATGTTGTTTGCCTCGTTGTTTTGTTGTTTTGTTTCGATAAATGAATAGTAGGGCACTATGGCAGGGAGTGCAAGCACTATTAAGTAGCGCAAATAGATTTAATTGTTTGACTCTGTTGATCAATCTGAGTCGGCCTATCTGCTAAATCAGCGCAATAGTTTGCAACAAATTGCTGTCGATAGTGACTAAGCTGATAAGTAGTCATTCTGCGCACACTGTACAACCCACCGACCGTTGCAATGGTTAAAATCGTTTTAGGCCCAATATCAGTACCGCCCCGATTTAACTCGTCACACAGTGCAGCCCATGCGTTTTGAGCTTCATTGCCGTGAACCTGTTTAAGCAGATTAGCCGGCTTTGGGAACCATTGGCCCTGATCGGTATCTGATATGTGCTTGCGAATCGACAGCAGCAGCTCATCAATCGACAGCACTGCCAGCGCATCCCAATAGATCGACATCTGCGCTTGATTTACTTCAACCCGGTAAACCTCGGCGAGCATCATCATGCCCTTTTTGAACTCTATGAAATCTGATTTATTCATGTCGGCTCCCAATCTCTAATGTTATTCAGTGTTGCGTTTCCGGCTTTTGACAGATTCGGATTGCCGGCGCCTTTGGCCTTCATCGACACCATGTCATACTTTTCGCGAAATTTGCTAATGCTCAATATATTGGTTGACCAGAATGAATCATTGCGAATCCAAGTCCAGACCCTAGCCATTTCATTGGGGTCTCGGTTATCAATCTCGCGCATCTTTCGAGCATCTTCTGCCCATGCGTTTAGGTTTGGCGCTTTGTGGTTTGGGTTGTGGTGTAGTAGTTCGTCAAATGCCAATTGAGCAAAGGCCAGATCTATCTGATCAAACTTCGGTTTGACGTTGGTTATAGTTTTATCTTGTCTATTCTTATCTATTCTCTTCTCTTCTTGCATGACTAAATCTGATTTAGTCATGACTTCATCATGATTTATCTTTGCTTTATTGATCATCCCGCGCATTTCTTTATTTGATGTCATGCTTTGATCAAGCCTTTTAAGCATTTTTAAACATGTTATTGCGTTGTTATTAGACTCAAACAGTTCAAGATTGATCATATAAGCCATCATTTCGTTTACCCGCTCAATATGTATGCCAGTATCAAAAGATATAATTTCAGAGTCATGTTCCAATTCAAAAGTCAAGTTATTCTGATCTACTCCGGCTGCGATAAGCTCTATGCAATACCAGTATAAACCGTAACCTTCAAGGCCGTATTTCATTCTAACTTTTTTCAATTTAGCATCTTGACTGGCATTTGTGTCATGTTTAAACCAAAGCATTAAAACCCATCCTTATGTATATCAATATCAATGTGAGTTTTTCAATATCAAGTCGAACATTTAGTTTTGACTTCATGAATAACTCCTGTTTGTGTTCGCATACTTTATACAATACGCATTAAAAAAGGCAAATAACATTTAGTAATTAAAAATTCGTTTAATATAGCTATAAGATTGTTGCATTCGCAATAGATATGACTGAAGATGGGCACTTCGAAACAACGGAGCAAACAAATGAATAAATTACTACTCGATGAATTGAAGATCATGTACAGCGGAATGGCCCAGGTGTCGATCGCTGCGCTCTCAGGGCTTACGCGAGCGACTATATCCAAGATCTGGAACAGTAAGCAGGGCCTAACGATTTCAAGCTTCTGCCAGCTATGTGAGGCTCTAGACGATCACAACGGTTTAAGCAGCATGACGACAGCAAAAGCAGTTTGGTACGCGGCAGCATTAAGAAAAGGCAGCAAGATATGACCGACCAAAGCAAAAACATATATCAGCGCATTCTTGGCGTAATAAGCGAAGGGCTGTACATCAAACGAGGCTCAGCAGGACAAGGCACAGGCGTTCTATACGATGAAGTGGTGTCTTTAGTTAGCCCGTATTTAGTCAAGCATGGCATCGTGATCACGGTCGAGAAGTCTGGCGAAGGGCGCAGCAGAGCGAATGCCAAAGGCAACTATATATACGAGTCTGATTTCATAATTCATTACATTAACGTTGATTTGCCAAGCGATCGGTTTTCGACCCTAGTCGAAGCCCACGCAATGGACGCAGGCGACAAGGCGCCGGGCAAGGCCATTACTTATGCGACCAAAATTAGCATGTTAAAGGTGTTTCAGTTTGAGACTGGCGACAACGACGAAAGCCGCGAGGAGGTCAAAGAGAAATCAAGAACAGTTAGCCAAGAGCAGGTTAAGCAGCTATCTGAGTATTGTTTCTCGAAAGATGACCAAGGCAACCCGCAATGGTCTAGCATTGGCACAAATCTGACTAAGGCCTACCGGATCAATTCATTGGCTGAATTACGGGCCTCTAATTTTGAAACAGCAATAGCTCGATGCAAAAGCGCAGCGGAGAAGAACGATGCAAATAATTAATGACATGGCCCAAGGGTCGGACGAATGGAAGCAGCTGCGGCTTGGCAAGATTACGGCTAGCAGATTGTCGGATGTTATGGCAAACGGTCGCAGCGGTGCGCCCAGCAAGACTCGTCAGTCTTATATGCTACAGTTAGCGGCCGAAATTTTGACAGGTGAAGCCGAGGATAGTTTCTCGAATAAATATATGGACTGGGGCAACGCATGCGAGCCACAGGCCCGGTCAATGTACGAGTTCGATTCCGGCAACGTAGTCGAAGAAGTCGCCTTCGTTATTGCAAGCGATCGGTTCGGGGTTAGCCCAGACGGCATGGTTGGGCAAGATGGGTTGCTAGAAATCAAATGCCCAAAAACGACAACGCAAATTGATCGGTTTATAACCGGTAAATTTCCAACAGAATACAAAGCACAGGTGCAGGGCCAGCTATTGGCAACAGAGCGAACGTGGTGCGATTTCGTTAGCTTTGACCCGCGAATAAGTGGCCCTGCTCAATATTTTATCATTAGAGTGGAGCGAGACGAAGATTACATTATAGAGCTACAGACAAAGATCGACACATTTACCGACGAATTAAACAACCTTTTGGAGTTATTGAAATGAGTAAAATTGGCGTATCACTTAAAATCGACGTGAGCAAGATTGAGAAAGCACGGCTGTTCAAAGGCGCAAAAGGCACTTATTTGGATGCCACAGTGTTCATTGACATCGACCAGCTAGATCAATACGGCAACAGCGGAATGATTACGCAGGACGTTAAGAAAGAGGAGAAAGACGCTGGCGTTAAAGGCCCAATTCTCGGAAATTGTAAACTGTTCTGGAACGAAGGTGGCCAAGCGCCACAAGCTCAGCAGCAACAAGCTCAGGGCTTTACAGGCCAAGCGCCAGCAATGAACCCATACGGACAAGCACCTACCGCAGATTGGGATGACGGCTCAGGAATCCCGTTCTGATAACTAAATAGAATAAGCAGTTAGTTTAATATAACAAGCCGTCATAAGGCGGCTAAGGATTCGATTGCAAAGGACTGGCACTAATAACCCAAGACAGATGACACCATCTGCGCTCCGATCGTTTCGCCGGTTGCAGCATAAGTGCAGCTTAGCTGAACTGGCCTACTATTTTCGAATAAGCAAACCACAAGCCTGCCGCATTAGAGCGGGCGAAAACTGGGGTAACAAATGAGCAAATCTTTAGAGTCTGAACAGCATTTAATAGCATGTGCGATCATAGACGAGAACCGGGCAACCGATCTGCTAGATCTGCCAGAGTCATGGTTCTCATTGAATGCCCACAAATTAATTCTCAGGACGATCAGGGAGCTCGTGAGCGCAAGCCTAAGCGCAGATCTCTTTTCGATTGGTGATAGTCTATCGCGCAATAAGCTATTGATCTCAGCCGGTGGTATGGAATACCTGAGCGAGCTTGCAGAGTCATTGCCAAACCTGGGCTTTTGGAATAGCTACCGGAACTCACTAGAAAGCTATCACAAGCTGCGAATGATAGATCAACTAAAGGTCAGCCTTGAAAGCCAGCTAAACAGCGCAGCAAAGCCCGAGGAGATTGTCAGTTTCTTGCAGACAAGCGTTGTTGATCTAATGACATCCAACTCAGTCGGCGGATTTAAAAAGGTCGGGTTGCATCTGTCTGACGCACTAGCGGAAATCGAATGGCGTTACGAGAACCCCGGAAAGCTGCTAGGGCTGGCAACCGGCTTTAATGACTTTGATTTGACTATAGACGGCTTTGAACCCGGCAAGAATTACATCATTGGCGGTCGCCCTGGCTCCGGCAAGACGGCTTTTGCGCTTAACATTGCAGAGCGGTTGGCCCAGGAAAATAACGGCTGTTATTTCAGTTTAGAAATGACCGGCAAATCATTATCTAAAAGGCTTTTGACTAATAAATCACGGGTATCAAATACCTCAATACGATCAGGCCAATTAGTTAATGAAGACTTTGCGGCTATAGCTGCCGCTGTAACCATGCTACACACTAGCAAATTGTTCATTGATGAAACGCCAGGTTTGTCCGTGAATCAATTACGCAGCCGGCTAAAAACTCAGCAGTTAAAGCAAGGCAAGATAGAATTTGTTGTCATTGATCACATCGGGCTGATTGCAGGAGACCCGCGAAAGAACGCAACAGAAGGCCTGGCAGAGGTATCTAACCAACTGTTGTCAATGGCGAAGGAATTTGATTGCCCGTTCATTATCCTCGCGCAGATCAACCGAGGAACAGAAGGTCGGCAAGACAAGCGCCCAATGGTAAGCGACTTAAAACAGTCAGGGCGAATAGAAGAAAATGCAGATGTTATCGTGCTTTTATACCGCGATGATTATTACGACCCTAGCAGCCAAAACGCTGGAATAACCGAGGTAAACATAGGCAAGAACAGAGACGGAGAGGCTAAAATGGTTCCATTCCGTCACCAAATGGCTATAGGCGACTACCAGGAGGCTATTGACTGGGAGCCAGCAATCAAGCCACAGGGGAAATTTTAATGAAGAAGATGTTGGTCAGTAATCAGTCAGAAGTTCACAACGCTTGCGGATGGGCCAGTCATTGGCTCGCAAAGGGCTTGGCAGGCGGAAAGCCGGTTTCTATAAAGCTTGCGCATGAGACGCGCGGAGAAACACAGAACAGATTGCTGTGGGCTTTGCTTGCGTGTTTTGCAGACCAAAAACAATACGGCGGCAAATCGAGAAGCGCCGAGGAGTGGAAAATAATATTGATCTCGGCCTACAAATTCGACCCGTCTGGCATAGTGATTGGCATCAATGGCGAGGTGGTCAATCTAAACTACAGCACCAGCGAATTAAATAAATCCCAGTTTTCCGAGTTTATAGAATTGATCTACGCTCAGGGTAGCGAGTGGGGCATCAAATGGTCAGATCCAGCAATGAAGATCTACGAGGAATGGGGCGCACAATGAGAAGATGCAAAGCGCCAGGCTGTACCATCGAATTACAGCCGGCGGCAAAGTGTAGCGACATAATCGAAAAGAAAGGATTCTGTTCTGTTGAGTGCCTAGCCAGTAGCGCAAAGGACAAGCGTATAGCAGCGCAGGCTAAAGCCGAACGCAAAGCCACACAGTTAGCCCGTGAAAAGCTAAAGACGCGCACAGAGCATTTGAGGGACGCTCAGCGCTGGTTTAATAAGTGGATCAGGTTACGCGATGCCGGCGAGACTTGCATTAGTTGCGGTAAGCCTTCCAAAAAGGAGAACGCTGGGCATTATCGGAGCACCGGTGCAGCGCCAGAGCTCAGGTTTGAACCGCTTAACGTCCATCTACAGTGCGAACACTGCAACACCTACCTGTCATCTAATGCAATTGACTACCGCATCAATCTAATCAAGAAAATAGGCGTCGATAATGTCGAATGGATTGAAGGGCTCCATGCGCCAAAGAAATACACCATCGCAGATGCCAAGGCCATCAAAGCTCAATACAAGTCGTTATGTGCCGAAATGGAAAGCAATAAGAATTCCGATTGATATAGCTAATCGATATATAAAAGCTCTTGAAGTGCTTGCACCTATGCTAGTGATGCCTTAATATTACCTTATTGAAACACAACGCAAACAAACAACGGAGAAACAACATGACCAACTTAACCAAGAAATCAGCTTTACGTATGTTCCGAGTCGGCTTTTCAAACGCAGCTCATGGTGACGTGATAGCCCGCCGCGAAGAATGGAACGATTGGGTCGACATGCTACTGCAAAGCGGCAGCATCACTGAAAAACAGTATTTTGGCTGGTCCAACCCTTTCTAATACTAAAAAGGCCCTTCGGGGCCAG